CATCCAGGTGTATTATCAATTTTTGGAAAGCATTTGATCGAATCATTGACGAGGGTAGAGCAAATGAGCGAAAACGACGCAGAGAACGTGCAGCCGACATCAAACGACGCAGACGCAGTATCAGAGGTGGAATCTTCGTCGGAGCCCGCTGATCCGAGCATTATCGAGCGTGGCATGGCGGCGCTTGGCATTGGCGCCGATACTGGTGAGGGCGTCGACCCTGAATCACCACCGGATCCAGACGAGCCCAAGCCGGAAATAGCGATTGAGTCGCGGACTTACAAATCGTGTGCGGCTGAGAACGCCGCGGCCAAGCGACAGCGCAAATATGGCCGATGACAGCAAGGTAATCGAGACCAAGTACGTTATGACGCCGGGCCTCGATTTCACCGATGCACGGGTCCGCGTTGACGGTAATGACGTCTGGATCCGTGTTGGTGGCTTGAAATCCGAGGAGAATGACCATGCGTTCCTGATTGAGGAGGCTGAACTGCAGGCCCGCGGACCAACACCGATAAACGGCAAGGCCCGCCCCGGTGCCTGAATCAGCGATCGACTCACTCCTGAGCCAGTATCATCAGATGCCGGCAAAGGAAAAGGCCGAGCTCGACGCGCTGGTCGATAGTCGCAGTCGTGACCGCGTATGGATCCCGAGTCCTGGGCCGCAATACGACGCCCGCAACTGTCTGGCCGATGTTTTGCTGTACGGCGGTGAGGGCGGTGGCGGCAAGACTGATTTGGGCATTGGTCTGGCATTCGAGGACCACGAACGCTCACTCATAATCCGCAAGAATTACACCGATCTGCGGGGCATTACTGATCGCGCCAAGGAGATAAACGGCACCGATAAGGGCTACAACGGCTCGCTGCCGCCACGCCTGACGACCATCAAGCACACCGCGAACAAAACCAACATCATAGATTTCGGCGGTCTGGCACAGGACGGCGACGAGCAGCACTGGCAGGGCCAGCCGCACGATCTGATCTACATTGACGAGGTGGTGCAGAATCGCGAATATCAGGTGCGGTTTTTGATGGGCTGGAATCGAACCACATCCGAGGGCCAGCGATGCCGCGTTATCCTCGGCAGCAACCCGCCGACCGACTCCAAGGGCATTTGGATTATCAAGATGTTCGCACCGTGGCTGGACCCGCGCTATTCGGATCCAGCTGAATACGGCGAGCTCCGCTGGTGCGTCACCGATCAGGACGCAAGCGGAAACTCATTTGATCGTTGGGTAGATGGCCCCGATGTAAAAATTCCGTCCGGCAAATTCAACGATGACGGCACGCCGAAGTACCTAATTCCGATGTCGCGGACCTTCATTCCGGCGCATCTGTCTGACAACCCGTTCCTCGCTGCAGACGGCAAATATGCGGCCACACTCGACGCGCTGCCGGAGCCGCTGCGCTCTGCTATCCGCGACGGCAATTTCATGGCTGCTCGCAAGGACGACGCCTATCAGGTTATCCCGACAGCCTGGGTACACGCTGCGCAAAACCGCTGGCTCGAGGCTGAGGGCCAGCCGCCGGTCGGTATTCCGATGTGTGCGATCGGCGTCGACGCTGCGCGCTCCAAGGACAAAACGGTGCTGGCGCCGCGATATGACGGTTTCTACCCTAAACTGCATGTCAAGCCGGGCAGAGAAACGCCGCACGGCCGCGATGTTGCGGCATTTGTGATTAAAATTCGCCGCCACGCCGCCATCCCAGTGATTGACTGTGGCGAGGTGAACGGCGCCGAGGCATGGGCGCATCTGGACGATAACGGCATTCAGTGCATACGCCATCTCGGCATCGACAAATCGGTCGCGCGCACTCGTTCGAAGCACCTAAAATTCTTCAACAAGCGTGCCGAGGTCTACTGGAAATTCATGGAGGCGCTGGATCCGGAGCAGGACGGCGGCTCTCCGATCGCGCTGCCAGACGATCCGGAACTGGTGGCGGAGCTCACCGCGCTGAAATGGGAGCTCACGCCGCAAGGCATCAAGGTCACACCGAAAGTCGACGTAGTGAAGGAACTGGGCCATTCTCCCGACAAGGCAGACGCGGTTGTAATGTCGTGGTCAGCCGGCGCCAGATCCATCACGCATATGGCACAGTGGCGCGATGACCAACGGAGTGGTAAATTCGGCGGCAAGCGTACCCCGCAAGTCAACCTGGGCCAACGCCATCGGAAGCCAAGGAGGCACTGATGTCAGGATTGAAAAACACCGTAAAGCGAATGGCTAACGCCTCGATGGGCAAGGGCTACCAGACCCAAAAAGAAAAAAGAGCAAAGGACGCCGCCAAGGAACAGGGTCGACTGGACACCATCTACGCCGGTGCGCAGATGCCCGACGAGGAGGTCATTCAGCGCAATGAGCGACGCAAAGCAGCCAAAAGACGCGGCTCCCGACAACGTAATGTACTCACCGACGAGGACTCTCTCGGATGAGACCACGCGACATAGCACAGCGGGCCGGCAAACTATTCTCAGACCGCAAGGCAATCACGACGCTGTGGCAGGAGATCGCGGAGAATTTTTACCCGCAACGCGCGGATTTCACGATCCGTCGCTATATTGGGGAGGAGTTTGCAGAGCACCTGTATTCGTCATATCCAATACTGGTACATCGGGATTTGAGCAACTCATTCGCTGCCATGCTGCGCCCTCGGGCAAAGGACTGGTTCGCAGTCGAAGTCGAGGAGATGGATTCAGTCACGCAAGCTGGCAAGCAATGGCTGGAATGGGCACAACGGCGCATGCGCAGCGCGATGTACGATCGCCGCGCGCAGCTGATCCGCGCCACCTCTGAGGGCGATGCCGATTTTGCAGCGTTCGGGCAATGCCTGATAACGCGCGAAATCAACTGGAATGCCGCCTCTCCGCACTTGCTGTATCGCTGTTTCCATCTCAGAGATGCCGGCTGGTCCGAAAAGGCTGACGGCGCCATTGGCGAGATCTATTTCAAGTGGGATCCGACCGTGAAGCAACTCGTCGAGCAGTTCGGTGAGGACGCTATGCACGAGACGGTGAAGCGCACCAAGCACGGCGAAAACCTGAGAACGGTGAAGTGCATGCGCTGCGTGATGACAACTGACGTGTATGCCGGCCAGACCGATCAAGCCAAGGCTTACCCGTGGATCCTCGTCTATCTGGACGTCGAAAATAATCACATAATCTCCGAGTTCGGTGTGCACAGCACCGGCGTCATCCTGCCACGCTGGCAGACGGTGTCTGGCAGTCAGTACGCCTACTCCCCGGCGACGGTGGCAGGCCTTCCGGATGCTCGTCTCTTGCAGGCTATGAGCCTCACTCTGCTCGAGGCCGGAGAGATGAGCGTTCGGCCACCCATGATTGCCACCCAGGATGCCATTCGTTCGGACATCCAGCTGTACAGCGGCGGCATTACATGGGCAGACGTTGAGTACGACGAGCGCAAGGGTGACGTCCTGCGACCGATCAATCAGGATCGCCGTGGCTTGCCGATGGGCTACGAGACCGCCGAGCGCCAAATGAGCATGCTGGCGGAGGCTTTCTACATCAACAAATTAACCTTACCGCCGCCCGAGGGCGACATGACCGCGTTCGAAGTGGGTCAGCGCGTAGAGGAATACGTCAGGGCAGCCTTACCGCTATTTGAGCCGATGGAGCACGAATACAACGGCCAACTTTGTGAAGATACCTTTGACGCACTCTTACGCGCCGGCGCATTCGGCTCCAAGGAGGACATGCCGCCGGAGCTCTCTGGCCGTGACATCCATTTCAAATTTATCTCGCCGCTGCACGATGCCATGAAGCGCAAAGAAGCGGCGACGTTCATGGAGGCATCCGAGCTCATGCGCGTGGCGCTCGAGTTCGATCCCTCGGCCCTGGCTCACTACGATTCTGGCCTTGGGTTACGCGATGCACTCGAGGGCATCAGTGTTCGGGCCGCTCACATCCGTCCGGAACGTATTGCAAAACAGATCATTCAGCAAAATGCAGAACAAGCCGCGGCCGAGGAACAGGCCGCTCTCGCACGAGATCAAGGTGCCGCCGAAAGGGAATTTGCGCAAGCCGAAAAATCAAGGGCAGCCGCGTAATTGTCACTGAAAAAGACCATC